GGTCGGCGCGGATTTACGCAGAAGTTCAAAATCTTTTTTTTTCGCTGAGGTGATGCGATGGGGCGTGGGCGACGACCGCTGCCGGACGAGGTCAAGGCGGCCAAGGGAAATCCCGGAAAGCGCCGGCTGGTGCTCTCGCCGCCGCTGCCCGGCGAGGAGCTGAAGGTCAAGCCGCCGGCGTTTCTGACCACGGCCGAGGAGCGCGAGATTTTCCGGCGCATCGCCGAGCAGCTGGCGCAGCTGCGCTTCATCCGCGCCACCGATGTCGCCGCCCTGGGGCGCTGGGCCACGTATCTGGCGCGCTGGGCCAAGTGCAAGCGCGCCCTGGGGCGCAAGCAGCTGTACTACGAGACCAAGTCGAAGCACGGCACGATGCTGCGCATCCATCCGCTGTTCGCCGCCTCGGTCCAGCTCGAGCGCCTGATGGTGCCGCTGGAGGACCGGCTCGGGCTCAACGTCCAGGCGCGCCAGATGATCGTCAGGGGCATCTTCCAGGCGCCGCGGCCGCACGACGACGAGGGCCTGTTCGGCGTCAAGGGGCAAGGCGAGGGCGAGGGCGGGACGTTGCCCGCCTCCGGCGACCAGGCCGGCGCGGCCGGGCCCGGCGGGCCGCTCGGGTTCCTCAACCACTCCACCGACACCAAGCACTGAGCCGGGCACTGGTCCGGATGACCTCGCCCTACGTCTATGACAAACGCCTGGCGGACGCCGCGGTCGATTTCTTTCCGCGCTTCCTGCGCCACATGAAGGGCGAGTGGGCGGGCCGGCCGCTCGAGCTGTCGCCGTCCGACGCCCACGATATCCGGCAGATCTTCGGCTGGCGCCGCCGCGCCGACGGCCGCCGGCGCTACCGCAAGGCCCGGATCTGGAAGGCGCGCAAGAACGGCAAGACGATCGTCGCCGCCGGCATCGGCCACCTGCTCACGGTGGGAGACGCCGAGCCCGGCGCGGAGGTCTACAGCCACGCGGTCGACAAGGCCCAGGCCGCGATCTCCTACGAGATGGGCGCCGCCATGGTGGCGCTGAGCCCCGAGCTGAGCAATCTCTACGAGGTCACGCGCACCGGCATGTACTGCCCCAGCCTGATGTCGTCGTGGCGGCCGCTGTCGGGCGAGAGTTACGGCAAGCACGGGCTCAACGCCCACGGGCTGATCGGCGACGAGGTGCACGAGTGGAAATCCGACCGGCTGCACACCTTTCTGCGCCAGTCGATGGGCACCCGGCGCCAGCCGCTCGACCTGGCGGTGTCGACCGCCGGTCTGCGCGAGGGCTATGGCTGGGAGCTGTACCAGGAGAGCGTGAAGCTGCGCGACGGGGTCATGGTCGACGAGGAAGCCTATGTCTCGATCTACGAGGCGGGCGAGCGCGACGACTGGACCGACCCCGAGGTGTGGGCGAAGGCCAACCCCAATCTCGGCATCTCGGTGTCGCTGGAATATCTGGCGGCCGAATGCCGCAAGGCGCAGAACTCGGCCCGGCTGGAGAACGATTTCCGCCGCTATCATCTGAACCAGTGGGTGAGCCAGGCGGTGCGCTGGCTGCCCATGGACCATTGGCGCCAGTGCTCGGCCGACCCCGCCGACGCGGTGCGCTGGAAGGCGCTGGAGGCCGAGCTCAAGGGCCGGCAATGCTACATGGGCGTCGACCTCGCCAATATCTCCGACGTGGCCGGCTCCCTCATGGTTTTTCCTCCGGCGGACGGGCTGCCGCTCGCCCTGCTGTGCCGCTTCTGGGTGCCGGCCGACACGGTGGAGACGCGGTCGAAGCGCGACCGGGTGCCGTATGACAAATGGGTCCGGGAGGGCGCCATGACCGCGACGCCGGGCAACGTCATCGACTACGCCTTCATCCGCGAGCGCATCCTCGCCGATCTCGAGGCGTTCAGGGTCGTGAAAGTGGGCATCGATCCCTACAACGCGACGCATCTGGCGACCGAGCTGATGGGCGAGGGCGTCCCGGTGGAACTGGTGCGCCAGGGCTATCTGACGCTGAGCGCGCCGGCCAAGGAGCTCGAGCGCCTGGTGATGAGCCACGGGCTCGAGCACGGCAACCATCCGGTGCTGGAGTGGATGGCGGGCAATGTGGCGGTGACGAGCGATCCCGCCGGCAACATCAAGCCGGTGAAAGAGCGCTCGAGCGAGAAGATCGACGGCATCTCGGCGACGGTCAACGGCCTGGCGCTGATGATGGGGGAGACCGTCGTCGCCCTCGACGTAGCCGCAATGATCGCCTGACTTTGGGAGCAAACAGATGATCGTTCACAAGACGGTCGCCAGCGATGGCGGCGGCCTCGAATTCGTGCTGTCCGACGGGACGGTCGACCGCTACGGCGACATCGTCGAGCCCGACGGCTGGGATCTGCGGAACTTCAAGAAGAACCCGATCGCGCTGTTCGGCCACAGCAGCAGTTTCCCGATCGGCAAGTGGAGCGATCTTCGCGTCGAGGCCGGCAAGCTGATCGGCCGTCTCAACCTCGCCAAGCGCGGCACGAGCCAGCGGCTGGACGAACTGATCGGGCTAGTCGAGCAGGGCATCCTGCGGGCGGTGTCCGTCGGCTTCATGGCGGTGAAAGCCGAGCCGCTCGACGCCGAGAAGCCCTACGGCGCTCAGCGCTATCTCAAATCCGAGCTCCTGGAGACGTCGCTGGTCAGCGTGCCGGCGAATCCGGCGGCCATCGCGCTGGCGAAATCGCTCAACGTCTCCGATGAAACCATGTCCCTGGCCTTTGGCGAGCACGCCGAGATGAGGCGGCGGGACATGCCTGCAACCGGCGAGAAAGCCGACTCGACCCCTGCGAACCCGGAGCGCTCCCGCGCGGACCTCCCATCGCGACCAAAGGACAAGGCAATGAAGACGCTTTCCCAGCGCATCGAGGATGCGCAGAACGATCTGACGGCCAAGAAGGACCGTCTCGCCGAACTCACCAACGCCGATGCGACCGACGTGGACGCCATCGAGGAGTTGACGTCTCAGATCGACGCCGAGGAGCGCGGCGTTGCCGCACTCAAGGCAGCCGAGGCCAAGATCGGCATTGCCGCCGACCCGGCCGGCGGTCTCCCGGCCCCTGCGGTCAACCGCCGTCCGCTCGGGTTTCCGCAGCGCGACGTCCAGCCGCTCGATCTGCTGATCCGGGCCATCACGGTCCAGGGCATTTGTGCCTTCGGTTCCGGCAACAAGCCGATCGACAAGGTCCTGGACGAACGCTACCCGGGCCACGAAGCCACGGCGATCGTCGCCAAGGCCGACCAGACCATCGGCACCACCGGCACGGCTGGCTGGGCTTCGGAGCTGTTGCAGACCGTCAACCGGGGCTTTTTGCAGGCCCTGGTCGGCATGTCGATCTACCCGGAGCTGCGCAGCCGCGGAGTCGGCCTCTCCTTCGACGGCGTGGGGACGATCAAGCTGCCTCGCCGCAATGCCGGCGGCGCCGCCGGCGGCTTCGTGGCCGAGGGCGATCCGATCCGGGTCGGCCGCATCACCACCGCGGCGGCGGAGCTGGTCCCTAAGAAGATGGGCGTCATCGTGCCGTTCTCGCGCGAACTCGCGAGGCGGTCGACCCCGGCCATCGAGGCCATCGTTCGCCAGGGCATCCTGGAGGACACGGCATCGGTGCTGGACACCGCCCTTCTGGATGCGGTCGCCATTTCCACCGCCCGCCCGGCAGGTCTTCTGAACGGCGTCGCGGCGATCGGCAGCGGCTATGGCGGCGGCGATCACATCGCCGTCAAGGAGGACTTCAAGGCCCTCCTCGCCCCGTTCATCGCGGCCAACGCGGCCGATAACATCACCGTGATCATGAACCCGGCCCAGGGCCTCTCGATCGCAATGATGGACGGCCCGGCGAACACCACGGGCTGGTTCTCCGGCATCTCCAGCCGGGTGAGCATCGTGGAATCGACCTACGCCACGGCCGGCCGGCTGATCGCGCTCCGCAACTCCGACTTCTACACCGCCGCCGGCGATATGCCGGAGTTTGACATCAACGAGACGGCCACCGTGCACATGGAGGACACGACCCCGCTGGAGATCGTCAGCGGCACCGGCCCGACCACGGCCGATCCGGTTCGCTCGTTCTTCCAGACCGCCACCGTCGGCGTTCGCATGCTGATGGACGTGTCCTGGGTCATGGGCCGCCCGTCCATGGTCAACTGGATCGACGGCACGAGCTACTAAGCGAGGCCTGCCAAGCCAAGCCTGCAATGACGACGCGCGGGGCCGATCCTGGCCCCGCGTCCTCAACCCTGTGCGGGATAGTCCGCGGGAGAATCAATCATGACCATTCGTCGCTTCGTTGTCCCCGTCACCGTCGATGCGGCGGGAGACGCGGAAGTTTACAGCCCGGTGCTGTCGGGCAAGCTGGAGACCATCCGCTACGTGAAGGACGATTTCGCCGATGGCGTCGACTTCACGATCACGGCCGAGGACAGCGGTGAAACCCTGTGGACCGAATCGGACGTCAACGCATCGGCGACCCGTCACCCCCGAGCCCCGACGCATTCGCAGGCCGGCGCCGCCGCTCTTTACGCGGCCGGCGGAACAGCGATCAACGACAAGATCGCGATGAGCCAGGATCGCGTGAAGATCGTGGTCGCGAGCGGCGGCAATGCCACCTCCGGCACCTTCCACATCACCGTCGATAGCTGAGGAGGCGTGACATGATCCGCAAGTTCACCGTGCCAGTGACGGTCGATGGATCCGGCGACGCCACGGCCTACAGCCCGTGGCTGTCGGGCCACGTCGAATCGATTCAGTACGTCAAGGACGACTTCGCCGATGGCGTCGATTTCGCCATCACGTCGGCTGAAACCGGCGAGGACATCTGGACGCAGCTTAACGTCAATGCGGCGGTCACGGTGCGCCCGCGGGCCCCGACGCACTCGACTGCCGGCGTGGCCGCGCTCTACGCCGGCGCCGGCGAGGCGGTGAACGATCGCATCGCGCTTGGCCGCGATCGCGTCAAGATCGTGGTCGCCCAGGGCGGCGTGTCGAAGTCCGGGTCGTTCGTGATCGCGATGGATGACGCGCGATGAGGGAAACATGGTACATAATGGAAGACGGTGCCGCCGGTGACCCGCGCGACATCGCTCCGGACAAGACGGGCAAGCTGCGCCACAAGGACGGTCGCGCGGTCGCCTATACGGAGCACGGCCCGCGCTCGCGCGGCGTGGACCCGGAAAGCGAGCGGGAGACCGCGAAGCCTCCGGCCAGGCCGAAGCCGGCCGAGCCAAAGCCCGCCGCCGCGAAGCTCCGCGAGTTGAAGCCGCATCGGCCGAAGGGCGGCTACAAGACCCGCGAGAGCAAGGCTGACTGACGTGGCGCTGCTCGATCGGATCCTGCCGTGGCGGAAGAGGACCGCCGAGGGCGAGCCGTGGCCCGGCCCGTATCTGCTGCCCGACGGATGGCTGTCCGCGACCGCGGGCAAGTTCATGAACTGGTGGCAGATGGGCTATTCTCCCCAGCCCTATGGCGAGGGCAGCGCCATGGTCGAGGCGTGCGTCGGACGCTATGCGCAGACCGTGGCGATGTGCGCGACGGAAGGCGACCACTGGCGCCAGCTCCCCAATGGCGGGCGCCGGCGTGTCACCGAGTCCGCGCTGAGCCGCATCCTCCGCCGGCCGAACGACTACCAGTCGATCTCCGATTTCGCCATGAACCTGACCCGCCGGCTTATGACTCATGGCGAGGCCTTCGCGGTCGCGATCCGCAATGAGCGGGCGGAGATCGCCGAGCTTCACCTGATGATGCACGGCATGGCCATGGTCGCGGTCGATGGCTCGATCTTCTACCAGCTTTCGGGCAACGAAATCGTCGAGCGGCGCTTCAACCTGGGAGCCCCGATCCCGGCCCGCGACGTGCTGCACGTCCGGCTGCACACGCCGCGCCATCCGCTCAAGGGCGTCAGCCCGATCCTGGCCAACACGCTGGATCTGGCGATGACCGGCGCGGCGCTCAATCAGCAGATCGCGTTCTATCTCAACCAGGCCCGGCCGTCCTTCATGCTGGAGACGGATGAGAAGCTGACGGCCGAGCAGACCCTGGCGCTTCGCCATCAGTGGAATGAACAGACGCAAGGCGTAAATGCCGGGGGCTCGCCTATCCTGACATGGGGCCTCAAGGCCAAGCCGGTCCTCGCTAATGCGCGCGATGGGCAGCTCGCCGAGATTTTGAAGATGAGCGACCAGAACATCGCGATGGCGTTCCAGATGCCGTTGCAGGTGCTCGGTCTCGGCGGCACCACCTTCGCGTCGACGGAACTGCTCATGCAGTCGTGGATCGCGTCGGGCCTCGGCTTCTGCCTCAATCATATCGAGGAGGCGCTCGGGCAACTGTTCCGGCTCAAGGGCGTCCCCGCTGAATATGTCGAGTTTGATACCAAGGCGCTGTTGCGCAGCGCGTTCAAGGACAGGATCGAAGGCCTGGCGCGCGGCGTGATCGGCGGCATCTACAGCCCGGACGAAGCGCGTGGCGCGGTCGATCTGCCCGAGGTCGAGGGCGGCCACGGCGCCATGCCGCGCGTCCAGCAGCAGGTCGTGCCGCTGTCCTATGGCAGCGCAATGAAGCCGCCCGACCCGACTCCGGCGCCGGCCGCGGCTCCAGCTACGGGGCCGCAGGAAGATGAGGAAGCGGATGAGCGGAATTACGACCACTTCGCGCAAGAGATCGATGCCCGCACAACCCGCTATCTTGAAGTCCTTCACTGACGCCGCGGGGGATGCTGTCGCGAAGGCGATCGCCGGTCTCCAGCGCGATGCCGCCCGCGACCGCGAACTCATGGCGGCCGAGCATCGCGCCCGCCTGGCGGAGCTGGAGGCGCGCATCGCGGCCGTCGCCGAGCTGGAGCGCCGTGTCGCGGCGAAGCTGGACACGATCAAGGACGGCGAGCCCGGCCGGTCGGTCACGGTGGAGGATGTCGCGCCGATGCTCGAGGCGGAGGTCGCACGCCAGGTCGCGGAGATCCCGCCGCCGAAGCCCGATTTCGACGGCATGCAGGAGGTGAGGGGTCAGGTCGAGGATCTGCGGCGGCAGCTGAATTTCACGATCGAAACCGTGCAACAGCGTTTCGACGATATTCCCGAGCCGCCCGAGCTGCCGGACATTCCGGCGCTGGTCAACGAGGCGGTCGCCGCGCTCCCTGCGCCGCGGGACGGCAAGAGCGTGACCGTCGAGGACGTGGCGCCCCTGCTCAACGAACTCGTCGCGAAGGCCGTTGAGGCGCTGCCCCCGCCCGAGAAGGGCGACCCCGGTCCGATGGGGGCGCTTCCTGTCGTGAAGGCATGGGAGGATCGTGTCCACTATCAGGGCGACGTCGTCACCTTCGACGGCGGCCTGTTCCAGGCGGCAAGGGACACCGGCAAGGCCCCGCCGCAAGAAGACTGGGTCTGCATCGTCAAGCGCGGCGACGACGGCAAGGATGCCGATGAGATCGAGCTCAAGGCAACATTCGACCCGAGCGCGGATTACCGGCGGCTGAACGTGGTTGCGCTGAATGGCGCGGCCTTCATGGCGCGCAAGGATGCCCCCGGCGCGTGCCCCGGCGAAGGCTGGCAGATGATCGCCATGCAGGGCAAGCAGGGCAAGCCCGGAATTCCTGGGCAGAAGGGCCCCCGCGGCCTCGCCGTCACGGCGTCCGTCAGCAAGGCGCTCGTCACTGAACAGGGCATGTTGACGCTGGTCAACGCGGACGGGTCGACGGTCGAGTGCGATTTCTATCCGGTTCTCGCGAAGATGGGAAGGTAAGCCGCGGGCCTGAGGCTCGACGGGCAGCCCCACCCCTCCCCCAGCCCCTCCCCACAAGGGGGAGGGGAGATAAAGAAAGGACTGATCGATGGCTGATGGAGTGTTCAATATCGCCAAGGGGGCGGTGGCGGAGATGTTCCGCGACGGCGCCGCCAACGGCTTGATCCTGCTGCTCACCACGGCCGAGGCCGAGGCGACGCTGAAGGACTATGACGACGTCGCGGCGCTGCTGGCCGGGGCGCCGGTCGAGGCCTCAGACGGGAGCTATGCCCGCAAGACGGGGCTGACCGGCACGGTCACGGTCGACGATACCAACGACCGGGTCGACGTCGACATTCCCGACCAGACCTGGACGGCGCTCGCCGGCGCGGCGATCGTCATGGCGCTCGTCGCCTATGAGAACGCGGCGGCCGATTCGACCCGCATCCCGTGCACTTATCACGATTTCGCCGTCACGCCGGACGGCTCCGACGTCACCCTGCAAGTCAATGCGTCCGGTTTCTACCGGGCAAGCTAGAGGAGAACACGAGATGAGCACCCTTCCTGCCTGGTACAAGAAGACCAAGGATGGCCTGGCGCTGGTGCCGGACGCGGCGCCGCCGGCGATGCTGGCCGAGCTGGCCAGGCTCGGCATCGCCGCCGAGACTTACGTCGTGCGGCTGCCCGACTGGGCGGTGATGAGCGACAGCGGCGTCATCGTCGTCGATCCGGTCATCGCCTATCCGGCGATTCTCGCCGAGCTGGAGCGCACCGGCGCCAAGCCGGCCAAGGCGAAACTCGACCAGTTCTGGGCCGAGATCGCCTATCAGGTGATGAAGCTCGAGCTGCAGCGCGCCACCGGCCGTTTCGGCTTCTCGATCAAGGTGCTGAACCGGCCCGAATGGGCGGTGAAGGCTCTGCCCGCCGCCGCCGGGGTGGCCGGCGCGATCAAGGGCGGCATCGCGAAGAACTATCACGCGCGGATGCGAGGGCTCTGAGCGCACGGGGGTCATCGATGTTTCGCTGGATCAAGCGGTGGTGGAGGCGGAGGCAAACCATGGGCGATATTGCAACGAAGCTCAGTCATGGCGGCATCGAGCGGACGGGGATCGTGTATCTGCCGGCCGGCTATGATCCGGCGCTGAGCTACCCTCTGGTGGTGTTGCTGCATGGCGGCGGCGGGACCGGCCTGAAGGTGCTTGACCAGACAAGTTTCAGGGCGGCAGCCGACGCCGATGGGCTGATCGTGGCGGCCCCGGACGGAACATCGAACAACTGGTCGGACGGTCGCGGCACGACGGACTCGGAAGTCGCCGGCATCGATGATGTCGGCTTCCTCCGGGCCTTGGTGGCGCAACTCATGCAGGACTATCCGATAGCCCCTGGGCGCGTCTATGCGGCGGGGGTGTCGAACGGCGGCATCATGGCATTCCGCCTGGCCTGCGAATGCGCTGATCTATTCGTGGCTGTTGCCCCGGTCGTGGCCTCG